GTGGAAGAAGCAGACACATTGCTGCACGAGATCTTCCACGCTGTCTGGTACTGCATGAGCATCGCTATGGGCGGTGAGGATGAGGAGGTCATCGTTCGACGGATGGCCTCTGGCATGATGGGCGTTATCATGGATAACCCTGATCTCCTCAAATACTTTCAGTCAATTCAAAACCGAAAACCTTTGGAACTCTAATTGAAACGATGCAAAACTTGTAGTGTTGTCCTGACGGAACTGAACTGGCAGTCGTCATATCAGAAGCGTTGGTACTACCTCTGCAAGGAGTGCGACAAAGTTAGACAACGGGACTACGCAAAGACGAGGCCAAAGCGGCGCTTCTTTAAGCGCTACGGCCTTGACGAAAGTACATACTCTGCACTTGTTTCGGTTGCAGATGGCCGATGCCAGATATGCGGAACGAATGACAACAAAGGTAAAGACCTTTGCATCGACCACTGTCATGAAACAGGGAGGGTGCGGGGGCTTCTCTGTCACAAATGTAATATGGCCCTAGGCCTATTCAATGATGATCCAAAATTAATTGATAAAGCAAAGGGCTATTTAAATGAAAGTCTCTGACATCTCCGTTGAGTACATGGATTCCATGGGCAGTGACCTCACTGTGGTCAACGCTGCGCGAGTCAGCTTCGACAAGGAACACGAGGAGTTCGACCACCGGACAGACCGTGGCCTCATCAAGTATCTCGCAACACACAACCACTGGTCCCCATTCGCGCATTGCTCAGTGACGTTCCGAGTGAAGGCTCCAATCTTCGTGGCTCGTCAGCTCGTGAAGCACACCGTGGGGTTCTCGTGGAACGAAGTGTCCCGCCGCTATGTGAACACTGAGCCTGAGTTCTATTTTCCTGAGGTGTGGCGCAAGGCTGCTGAGAACGTGAAGCAGGGCAGCTCGAATGATGCCGCAGCGATTGGATGGCTCGACGTTGACGTGCGCTACTACAACATGGCGATGCCTTTGGAGATGTACAACAAGCTCCTAGCCGCTGGTGTCTGCCCTGAGCAGGCCCGTATGGTCCTCCCTCAGAACACCATGACCGAGTGGATCTGGACAGGCACCCTCTATGCTTGGGCGCGTATGTGTCAGCTCCGACTGGACTCCCATACCCAGAAGGAAACCCGCAATGTCGCTCAGCCAATCTCTGACCACATTGCCAACCTCTTCCCCACCTCGTGGGAATTTCTAATGAACCATGAGCCTAAGGAAAAAGTATGCGCGTTGCTCTCATAGATGCTGACATCTTGGCGTACCAAGCAGCAACAGTTTCAGAGCAGGCATTCGATTGGGGTGACGGGTTCTGGACCCTTCACGCCTTCGAGAAGGATGCCATTCAGTACTTCGAGGAGTTGCTCCAGAAGATTCTGGAGAAGACTGAAGCCACGGATTACATCTTGGCTTTCTCCGACAAGGACAACTGGCGCAAGTCTGTGCTACCTACCTACAAGGGCAACCGTGCAGACAAGCGCAAGCCGCTGCTGCTCAAGTTCATGCGAGAGTACGCCCAGCACAAGCACCAGTCGGTGACCCTCCCAGAGATGGAAGGTGATGATGTCCTTGGCATCTGGTCCACCATGCCCTCAAAGCTGGAGCCAGTCCGAGAGTTCATCATCTGCACCATCGACAAGGATCTGAAGACGATCCCCGGCACCCACTACAACTTCGGCAAGGACGAGATGTTTGAGATTACCGAACATCAAGCCGACCGCTACCACATGATGCAGACCCTCACAGGGGACACTACAGACGGTTACGCAGGTTGCCCTGGGTGTGGACCTAAGGGTGCCGAGAAGGTGCTCCAAGCGGCTCTCGATGAGGGTACGCCATGGGCTAACCCACAGCAGCTCCGAGAGTTGTACTGGAAGCATGTGGTCAAGGCCTTCGACAAGGCGGGCCTCGGTGAGGAAGAAGCTCTGGTGCAGGCACGAGTTGCCCGTATCTGCCGCTCCTCTGACTACGATCATTTGAACAAGAAAGTTATTTTATGGAAACCATGATTGATGGTGTGACATACGTGTTGAAAGCTGAGGGTGAAAATGGGAGCTGCTGCGGCTGCGCTGCCGAGTCTTCTACGTCACTGTGTGCCGCGCTTCCCTTCACAGCTTGTCAAGGCCCCACACTGATCTGGCTGAAGAAGGACGACCCCCGACAGCAGGTGGAGATCAACAAAGCCTTCGGCCACCAGATGCCCCTGTTCCCTGAGATTGAACCCCCAGTCACCGCTGAGGAAGACGAGGCCTTCAACGACCTCTCCAAGGCTCAGAAGGACTACATCGAAGCCATTGGCACTGACCCTCTGTCAACTCAAGTTGGTGGTGGTCACTACAAGTCCATGGCTATCCAACCCATTGAGTTCATCACCAAGAACAACCTCCCATACTGCGAGGCCAATGTGGTGAAGTACATCTCCCGGTGGCGTGACAAGGGCGGCAAGAAAGATCTTGAGAAAGCCAAGCACTACATCGACCTATTGATTCAACTGGAAGGTCTATGAGATTTAACGAATATCAGGACGTAGCTCTCTCATTCCGACTGAAGTCTGCCGATGAGCAGTACGCCATACTGAACCTGGCAGGCGAGGTCGGTGAGCTGATGTCCCATGAAGCGAAGCTGATCCGCGATGGCGGCAACATAGGCACCCACCTTGAGAACATCAAGAAGGAACTCGGTGATATCTTGTGGTGCGTCTCTGCGATTGCGCGAGACAATGGTTTTGACCTCGATGAGGTCGCTCAAGGTAACATCGAAAAACTAACACGCCGCAAGGCTAATGGCACCATAACTGGTAGTGGCGATGCGCGGTGACTGCATTGTTCCTACAACGACACATAGGGATGATGATGGGTATCCCCGCCTAAAATGGAACAAGCGTTTCTGGCGCATGAACCGAATGATGTGGACAATCGTCAATGGGGATATTCCAGAGGGACAAGTTGTTGCACACAGATGTAACGACAAGGGTTGTATCAATACAAACCATATGTACCTCTGCAGTCCTCAACAAAACTCGACAGATGCAGCGCGAGATGGTCTTTACGTAACAGGTAAGGACCACCCGAAGTTTCGAGCCACGCCAGAGGTCGTCCAAGAAATGGTGCGCCTTTATAACGATGAGGGCTTGCCCCAAACGGAAATCGGCAAAAGGTTTGGCTTCGCTCAATCCCATGTTTCACTACTAATCAGAACCCATAAATAATGAATCCCTCCCTCCGTGCGCAGCTCATTACACGCCGCACTTACAACCGCCCCACTGACGACACTGGTAAGAACTTCGAGACGTGGGAAGAAACCGTAGACCGAGTCATTGGTCACCAAGAATGGCTCTGGAACCGGGCGCTTGGTCTCCCTGAAGGTGATGACGGTGTGTTCTCGGAACTCGAAGAACTCCGTCAGCTCATGCTGGATCGCAAGGTTCTCATGTCAGGCCGAACCCTCTGGCTCGGTGGCACCTCCGTTGCAAAGTCTCGTGAGGCCTCTCAATTCAACTGTAGTTTTACCAATGTCGAATCCGTTCAAGATACTGTTGACGTACTGTGGCTCCTGCTTCAGGGCTGTGGTGTTGGCTTCTCTCCTGTGGTGGGCCAGCTTACCGGGTTCCGCAAGCCCATCGCATCTCTTGAAGTGGTCCGCTCCAACCGAACCGAAAAGGGTGGTGAGGAAGCGAACAAAGAGAGCTACGACCCGGCGACAAAGACGTGGACGATCCAAGTAGGAGACTCCGCAGAAGCCTGGGCTAAGTCCGTGGGTAAACTCATGGCTCACCCCCACCCAGCCGATAAGCTGGTCTTGGACTTCTCTCAGATCCGTCCTGCTGGTGAACGCCTCAAAGGCTACGGCTGGATTTCCTCAGGTGATGCCGCCATCGCCAAAGCATATGAAGCAATTTTTCACATCCTCAATCGCCGTGCTGGCAGCTTGCTTACTCGTATTGACATACTTGATGTTGTCAATTGGCTCGGTACTGTACTCAGCTCTCGACGCTCTGCGGAAATTGCTCTGTTCGCCTATGGTGAGGATGAGTGGCAAGAGTTTGCTGTAGCCAAGAAGGACTGGTGGGTCTCCAACATCCAACGTGCTCAGTCGAACAACTCCCTGTTGTTCCGCTCGAAGCCCTCCCGTGATGAGCTGGCCCACATCTTTGACCTGATGGTTGAATCCGGTGGTTCAGAACCCGGCTTCATCAACGGTGTCACTGCCACCAAGCGAGCACCTTGGTTCAAAGGCTGCAACCCCTGTGCTGAGATCCTGCTCGGCAACAAATCATTCTGTAACCTGACGGAGGTGGACGTTGGAAAATTCAAAGGTGACTCTTCGGGACTTCGCAGAGCGGTACATCTTGCCTCACGCGCAAACTACCGACAAACCTGTGTTAATCTCCGTGATGGTATTCTCCAAGAAGCCTGGCACCTTAACAACGACTTCCTGCGGTTGTGTGGAGTCGGCATTACAGGTGTCGTTCGACGGCCAGACTTGGGACCATACGACTACACTGAGTTGCAGCGAACAGCTACTTCAGGTGCTTATAGCATGGCTGATGAGCTTGGGACTCCACGACCTAAGAACGTCACCACAATCAAGCCCAGCGGGACACTCAGTAAGATCATGGACACTACAGAGGGTGTCCACAAGCCACTAGGGAAGTACGTCTTCAACAACGTGAACTTCTCCAAGCATGATCCTCTGGTGCCCCTGTGCCGTGCTGCAGGCTACCGTGTGTTCGACAACCCGACAGACAATGAGTCCGTCCTGATCACGTTCCCTGTTCGCTGGGATGATGTCCCCTTCGATAAGTTCGTCAAGAACGGTGTCGAGATGGAGGTCAACCTTGAGTCAGCCATTGGTCAGTTGGAGCGTTACAAGATGCTCATGGAGAACTGGTGCCAGCAGAACGTCTCAGCGACGATCTCCTACTCAGTCGATGAGGTTCCCGCCATTGTCGATTGGTTGCTGGAGAACTGGAACGTGTACGTTGGTGTGAGCTTCCTGTTCCGTGCTGATCCCACAAAGACAGCTAAGGACTTGGGCTACATGTACCTCCCACAAGAGGTGGTGACCAAGGAAGCCTACGAGACATATGCCGCTCAGATTCAGCCCCTAGAGATCGACCAAGCGAACAGCTTGGATGAGATTCAGGGTGAAGAATGTTCAACTGGCGCTTGCCCAATCAGATAAAGAGTAGGGGGATCACTTCCCCCTATTCCTTTTGGTTGCCCAATTGGAAGACCTTATGGATAACTCGAAGTTTCCTCTAGTCTCTAAAGACTTACTCGAAGAATTGGAAAGACGCTTCAGCGACAAGGCTCCCACCCGTGGAGCCAAGATTGACGACATCATGTTTGATGCTGGTCAGGTCAATGTCGTCCGTATGCTGCGACACCAGTTCACTTTGCAGAACCAAAACATTCTAGAGAACTGATTATGTGCCTCTCATCTCCCAGCACCCCGGCTGCTCCGCCACCTCCAGCTCCTGCAGCCCCAGCACCCTTGGTGACCGTGGCTCCTGCTGAAGGTTCTAACCGCAAGGACTCCGCGATGCTCTCAGCCAATCGAGGTCGCGGCTCTCTCCGTATTGATCGCACCCAGACTGACACAGGCTCAAGCGGTGGTGGCCTGAACATTCCTGCTTAAGGTATTAAATGGAAGAGAAGAACGAAGCGGAACAGGAATCCTCGGCTGCTAGTCTTTATGCAAAGCTAGAAACAGATCGTTTCCCGTTCCTGGACAGAGCGAGGGATTGCTCTAAATACACACTCCCAACACTTGTTCCTCCCTCAGGTCACTCCAACGCCACGAAGTACTACACTCCGTATCAGGCTGTGGGTGCTCGTGGTGTGAACAACCTGGCATCCAAGCTGCTCCTCGCACTGCTGCCTCCCAACTCTCCGTTCTTCCGACTCCAGATTGATGACTTCACTCTTGAGCAACTGACGAAGCAAGAGGGTATGAGAGCACAGGTCGAAGAAGGCCTGAACAAGATCGAACGTGCAGTTCAATCCGAGATCGAAGCTGGTGCCATCCGGGTGTCAGCCTTTGAGTCCATGAAGCATTTGCTCGTGAGTGGCAACGCTCTCCTGTACCTCCCCGATGGTGGCGGTATGCGAGTGTTCCCTCTGGAGAAGTTCGTGGTTCGCCGCGATGCCATGGGTAAGGTGCTCGACATCATCACCAAGGAAACTGTCTCCCCCTCGACCCTCCCCACAGATGTCCAAGTGATGCTTGGCTATCTGGAGGAAGATGGTACGGGGCCTCAAGAAGCTCCTCATGAGAAGAACTGCGACATCTACACCCACGTAGAGTTGGAAGATGGGAAGTGGCGGGTCTATCAGGAGATCAAGGGCAAGATTGTCCCTGGCTCTGAAGGTGTATTCCCCTTCGACAAGACCCCATGGATTCCCGTCCGGTTCAACAAGATCGACGGTGAGAACTATGGTCGTGGCTATGTCGAAGAGTACCTCGGTGACATCAAGTCCCTCGAAGCTCTCTCGCAGGCAATCGTAGAAGGCTCCGCTGCAGCAGCCAAGGTGTTGTTTCTGGTGAACCCTAACGGGACCACTAGCCAACAGACCCTTGCCGAATCTGATAACGGGGCAATCGTTGAAGGCAACGAGCAGGACGTAACAGTCCTCCAGCTCAATAAGTACAACGACTTCCGTGTTGCCCTTGAGACCATCTCTCGAATTGAAGAGCGCCTCGCTTATGCCTTCCTGCTGAACTCCGCAGTTCAACGCAATGGCGAACGAGTGACAGCCGAAGAGATCCGCTACATGGCGGGTGAACTGGAATCAGCTCTCGGTGGCATCTACTCGATCCTCTCGCAGGAACTGCAAGTCCCTCTGGTGAACCGTTTGATGTTCGCCATGGAGCGCAAGAAGAAGCTGCCAGTCCTTCCTAAGGGAACCGTCAAGCCAGTCATCGTGACAGGCATGGAGGCCTTGGGTCGTGGCAATGACATGAACAAACTGCAGGCCTTCTTTCAGGCAGCAGGCTTGATCGCCCAGCTTCCTCCCGAGATCAACAAGGATGACGCATTGAAGCGTCTAGGTACTTCTCTAGGTATCGACATGAAGGGTCTCGTGAAGAGTCCTGAGCAGATCCAGCAGGAACAACAACAGGCTCAACAAATGGCTATGTTGCAACAGGGTATGACTCCAGCGATTACGCAGGCAGGTCAGCTCATGAAGCAGCACATGGCTAATCAACAACAAACGCCCCCTGAAGGAGCCACTGGTGGCTGACGCAAAACCTGCAAGCAAGGTGGAAACACCCAAGAAGTCCGTGAAAGAAACCAAACCAGAGATCCAGTTCTTTGGTGAGGGCGCGGACAAAATTAAATTTGAAGTTGATCAAAACGCAAGACTGATCCGTGTCTACGGAAACGGCATTGTCTTGGTTGACTACTAAATCGGAAATACATGGTTGATACTGTAGTTATTACAAGTGAAAACCCCGTGGCACCTGAGGGTCACGATCAGGCTATGATTGACCTCGTGGACAAGGCTAGCGCCAGTCCCGTGGTTGAGAACCTGGCAGACCCTCAGGGTTCCTCTGAGGATCGCCCCCAGTGGCTTCCTCAGAAGTTCAAGTCAGCGGAGGATATGGCTAAGGCCTATGCGGAATTGGAGAGCAAGCTTGGTGGCAATAAGCCAGCGGCTACACCTGAAGCTACTCCTGAAGCAAAACCCCCTGAGAACCCTGAAGCTGCTCTTGCAGAGAAGGGGATGAAACTGGATGAGTTCTCGCAAGAGTTCGCCAAGAATGGTGAGCTGTCTGCGGAGAGCTACGAGAAACTCACGAAGGCAGGCTTTGATAAAGGCTTGGTGGATCAATACATCGCTGGTCAGCAGGCGGTGGCTGCGCAATTTCAGGACAGCATTATGTCGGAAGTTGGTGGCGCTGAGAAATATGCTGAGATCACTACTTGGGCTAAGGCCAATCTGAGTCCCTCGGAGATCGCTGCGTACAACACGGCAGTCTCTTCTGGCAATGCCGATCAGGCAAAGCTGGCAGCGATGGGCCTCAGTGCGAAGTACACCCGCGAGGTGGGTTCCGACCCTCAGCGTATGCTGGGTGGTGGCAAGGGTGGCGCTGTGGATGTCTTTGAGTCTACGGCTCAATTGACTGAGGCTATGCGAGATCCGAAGTACAAGAACGACCCTGCCTACCGTGCCAAGGTTCAGGCCAAACTCTCTCGCTCTAACGTGTTCTGAGGCTTCTCATGAGTCCACTTCTCCTCGGAGGTCTCTTCGATCTGGCAGGCAAGGTCTTTGACAAGATCTTTCCAAACCCCCAGCAGGCTGCAGAAGCCAAACTGAAATTGTTTGAGATGCAGCAGGCAGGGGAACTTAAGGTTCTCGAAGCGGAAACTCAGTTGGCTATGGGGCAACTCAAAGTCAACGAGGTGGAAGCTGGGTCTGACAGCTTGTTCAAGTCAGGCTGGCGTCCCGCTGTGGGATGGACCTGCGTGATGGGCTTGCTCTACCAATTTGTAGTGCTGCCTTTCGCAACATTCTTTCTGGCTTGGTACAAAGTAGAGGCGACTCTACCCGTGCTCAATCTCGATACGCTGATGACGCTTCTCTTCGGTTTGCTGGGCCTTGGTGCCTATCGCACGGCTGAGAAGATCAAGGGCGTCACCAAGTAAACCTACGGGGGCAGGTATAAGCCCCCATTTTCTCTGTGAAGATTTGAAGTCATTCCACACTGCGTTCTTACGCGGTGGAATTGCAATTCTAAGAACTGATTACACGACCTTTGCCTCCTGCGGGAGATAACTCTGCGTGATGTGTGTCGGGTTTCTAGGAGGTTGCTCAACCTTTCTTCAACTCACACGAGATTAAATTTATATGGCAAACGCTACTCCTAGCCGTGTCGGTCAGATTAACACTTCTGGCGATGCTAAGGCTCTCTTTCTCAAAGTTTTCGCTGGCGAAGTTCTGACTGCTTTTCAAGAAGCTACTGTAACCGCTGGTCGATTCTCTGAGCGTACTATTGCTTCCGGCAAGTCTGCTCAGTTCCCTATCCTCGGTACTATCGGCGCTGAATACCATGTGCCTGGCGCTGAGATCAACGGCACCGCTGTGCCTGCGAACGAGATCGTCATCACCATTGATGACCTCTTGATCAGCCACGCCTTCTTGGCTTCGATTGACGAAGCGATGAACCACTACGATGTTCGCGCTCCTTACTCGACCGAGATTGGCCGCAAGCTGGCCTACACCAAAGACAAGCAGTTGCTGCAGTTGGCCGTTCTGGCTGCTCGCGGCACTTCGCCTGTGACTGGTGAAGCTGGTGGTGGTGCGGTTACCTCTGGCACCCTGATGAGTGACGCCACTGGCGAATCTCTGGTTGCTGGCCTCTTCGCTGCTGCTCAGGCACTGGACGAGAAGAACGTCAGTGAAGACGGTCGTGTCGCGTTCTTGGCTCCTGCCGCCTACTACAAGTTGGCTGCTAACACCAAGATCATGAACAAGGACTGGGGCGGTGCTGGTGTGTACGCTGACGGTAAGGTGCTGCGTGTCGCAGGCATCGAGATCGTCAAGACTAACCACGCTCCCTTCGGCGCTACGGTTGCTAACGGTTCGTTGGAAGCTGGTACTGGCAACAAGTATGCTGGTGCCTTCACTAACACTGTTGGTGTGGTGGCTACCAAGGATGCTGTCGGCACCGTCAAGTTGATGGATCTGGCGATGGAATCCGAGTACGACATTCGTCGTCAGGGCACCCTGATGGTCGCAAAATACGCACTTGGACATGGCGTCCTGCGCCCTTCTTGCGCCATCGAACTGAAGACCGCCTAATCACGGCTCAATAATAAGCGTCACTCTAGAAATAGGGTGGCGCTTTTTTTTTATTTTCTTAGGAATCCAATGGCTCTCTCAATGACCACTGAGCTTGATGCAGTCAACGTGATGTTGGCTACCATCGGCGAATCCCCCATCAACTCTCTAGACGCTGCTGCAGGTGTCGTTGATGCGGTCACCGCCCGTTCTATCTTGTCCGAAGTCTCGGTGCAGGTTCAGGAAGAGGGTTGGCACTTCAACACGGACTTTGAGTTCGTCCTCACACCAGCCAGCGATGGCTTCATCTACGTCCCCGGCAATGCCATCGAGGTAGATACAAGCACCTACAATCGTGACTATGACGTTGCGATCCGGGGCAACCGTCTTTATGACCGCAAGGGTAAAACCTACACATTCACCAAAGATCTCAAGGCCGACCTAACGATCCTCCTTGAGTTCAATGATCTGCCTCAGGCAGCTCGTCACTACATCACCGTCCGATCTGCGAGGATCTTCCAGCAGCGAGTCGTTGGTAGTGAAACCCTTGGTAATTTCACCAAGGAAGACGAGGCCCGTGCTCTGCGCTCCATGCGCCGCTACGAGGCCCGAACAGCGGATTACAACATCCTCACGAGTAACTACTCGGTAATGCGAGTCATTGATCGATAACACATGGCACTGATCTCTTCTTCCATTCCCAATTTCGTTAACGGTGTCTCTCAGCAACCCTTTACTCTTCGGCTGAACTCTCAGGGCGAAGCTCAAGAGAATGGTCTATCCACTGTCTCTCAGGGGTTGAAGAAGAGGCCACCAAGCCAGCACCTGAAGAAGATCACCTCTTCTCCACTGGCTAACTGTTTCATCCACACAATCAACCGTGACACCACTGAGCGCTATGTCGCTGTTGTGACCAACGGTAACCTCCAAGTCTTCGGGGTCGATGGCTCTGTGAAGACCGTGAACTTCCCCAACGGTATGGGCTACTTGTCTTCTTCAAGTCCCTCCACAAGCTTCTCTGCAATCACCGTGGCTGACTATACGTTCATCGTGAACAAGAGCATCTCGGTAGCTACAGGCAGCACCACGACCGCTACACGGCCCTTTGAGGGTCTGGTGAACGTGAAGGCTGGCAACTACGGTAAGACCTACAAGATATTGTTCAATGGGTCGGTTTACGCATCCTTCACGACCCCCAACGGTGCAACCACCGCAGATGCCCCCCAGATCTCTACGGACTACATCGCACTGCAGCTCTATAACGAACTGGTTTCCAACAACCTCTCTGCGTCACTCTCTGGCTCAACGATCTACATCAATTGGGGGGCGGATTTCACCCTCCAGACAGAGGATGGCTTCAACAACGGGGCCATGGTGGCAGTCAAAGGCAAGCTGCAGAAGTTTGCTGATCTCCCCGCCAACCCGGGTGTCAACGGCATTGTGGTTCAGATCACGGGTACAGGTTCTGGTGAGACGGCAACCTCTCCCTTCGACAGCTACTACGTCCAGTTCTCCACCAACACAGGGGCCACTGGGGTAGGGGTTTGGAAGGAGTGTCCAGCTCCCGGCATCGCGTTGAACCTTAACGCAGCCACCATGCCACACATCCTTGTGAGGGAGGCTGACGGGACGTTCACCTTCAAGCAGGCCACATTCAAAGGCCGCTTGGTGGGGGACAATAACTCAAACCCGTTCCCATCGTTCGTAGGCCACCAGATCTCAGACGTGTTCTTTTACAGAAACCGCTTGGGCTTCCTCGCAGATGAGGCTGTGGTCTTCTCCGAATCTGGAGAGTACTTCAACTTCAGCCGCACCACGGTTACCCAGTTGCTGGACTCCGATCCGATCGATGTGAATGCAAGCCACACGAAGGTGTCCCTGCTGAAACATGCGGTCCCCTTCAACAAGTCCCTGCTGCTGTTCTCTGAGCAGACCCAGTTCCTGGTGGACCAGAACGACCTGCTGACACCCAAGAGTGTTGGCCTCAAGGTCGTCACTGAGTTCCCCTGCAACACTCTGGCTAAGCCTGTGGGCATCGGAAAGAACGTCTACTTCGCTGTGGACAAGGGTGACTACTCTGCCTTCCGTGAGTACTTCGCTGACGTGAACAACGTGGGCAATGACTCCATGGACATCACCGGGCATCTCCCTAAGTACGTCCCCTCGGGTGTCTTCAAGATCGCTGCAGCTCCCAACGAGGATGTGCTCATCGCACTGTCCTCTAAGGATGCCTCTGCGCTCTATGTCTACAAGTACTTCTGGGCCAACAATGACAAGCTCCAAAGCTCGTGGTCCAAGTGGTCCTTCGGGTCTGACTCTACGATCCTGAACGCTGACTTCATCGGCTCGGACTTGTATCTCGTGATCAACAGATCCGATGGTGCGTATGTCGAGAAGGTCACCGTCTCCATTGGAGATATTGATCCCAACGAACCCTACACGGTTCACCTGGATCGGAAGGTTCAACTGGCTTCCACAGCTTTGACCTATGGCTCAGGCTACACAACAATCGATCTGACACCATTGGGTTACACCCCGAGTGTTGGTTCCTATCAGGTCGTGGTCAAGGATCACCCAACGCTGAAGCCTGGAGAGATCTATGACGTGATCTGGGATGGCACCACTGCGAAGGTCGCAGGGAACATCACAGGGGCTACGCTGGCCTTTGGTCGTAAGTACACCCTGACATACCAGCTCTCCACGATCACTGTCCGCACGAACACCCAAACGGGTGGTCAGAAGAGCGACACTGAGGGACGCCTGCAATTACGCAAGGTGGCCCTCAACTACGCAGATGCTGGCTACTTCAAGGTGCAGGTCACCCCGTTGGGCCGTGACACGTACAACTACGTTTACTCAGGAAAAGTCCTCGGAGATTCCTCCATTGTTGGCCGCTACAGCGTGTCCTCAGGACGGTTCCTTGTTCCCGTCATTAGCCGAAACATCGGCACCAACATCACGATCACCAATGACAGTCCACTCCCAAGCTCCTTCCTCAGTGCAGACTGGGAGGGCTACTACGTCAAACGCAGTCAGCCAGTCTAATATCGCAGTCCGCAGGTCTCGCCTCAGGGATGTCGCAGAACTCAGTGTGACCATGCGTCAGGAAGACAAGGATGAGATCTGGCACCTAGCCAGAGTGACCCCTGCGGAAGCTCTCCGTGGAGGCTTCCTTGGGGGCTTTGACTGCCAAACCGTTCTGTTGGACGGTAGGGTGGTAGCCATGTTTGGGATCGGCGGAACCAAGGGTGAGGTTGGTGTCCCATGGATGCTGGCCTCAGACCTTCTCAAGGAAATCCGAAAGCCTTTCGTGAGGGGGTGCAAGGGTTACCTTGAGGAGATGTCTAAGGGCTTCACCTACCTCCACAACATTGCGTGGACAAAGAATACGGAACACATCCGATGGCTCAAGTGGCTGGGGTTCGACTTCAAAGTCCCTCAGCAGATGGGGCCTGACGGTGAGTTCTTCATTGAATTTTATAAGGCAAAAGAAAAATGTGCCCTCCAGTAATTGCGGCCCTGACGGTTGCCAGCTCGGTTGCCTCGTTGGTTGCGCAGCAGCAAGCCGCAGATGCGCAGTCAGCAGCTAACCAGCGCCAGTACGAGAACTCCATGAGAGCCATGGCGGCTAACGTCAACCAGACGAACGCCATGCACATGCAGCAGCGTGAAGGCGCTATGCAGAAGCTCGAAGAGAACAACCTCTCCAAGAGGGCTGCAGAGGCTACGGCAACTGTGTCTGCAGGGGAGAACGGAGTCTCCGGTCTTTCTGTAGATGCTCTCATGGGTGACCTGAGTAGCAAGAGTGGGCGGTTCACCAATGCCGTCACGACTAACTATGAGAACGCTGAGATGGCAATCAACAATCAGCGTGAGAATATCGGCATCAACGCCGCCAGCCAGATCAACCAACTTAAAACCCCTGCAATGCCTGACTACTTTAGCGCCGCCCTGAAAATTGGGCAGGCGGGTAAAGAGGCAAAGTGGTGGGGAACTTAATCAAGGAAAAATATGCCACGAGTTCAAGTGGGGTACGACCCCCGTGCTGAGGCACTGCAGACCGTAGCGGCCCCGAACATTCAAACGGAACAGGCTCGCTTCGATCCTCGGGATTCTGGAGCTTACCGACTGGCTGAGGCCTTGGGTAAGACGACTCCCTTGCTTGACAAAATGATGGAAGATCGGAAGTCCGAAGAGCGCCGCAAGGAGATCTTGGACACCATGAAGGTTCCTGCGTTTATCGAACAGGCGAAGAAGGAGTTGGGTGACGGCACAATCACCGGGGTTCAGGCCGGGACGGTCGCTCCCGGAGCATCTACATTAGTCAATGCGCGAACAAACGATGGTCTCGGGGTTGAGTGGGGCCGCAAGGAAGTCCAAACAATCATCGATGGTGTGAATAACAACGCCACTCTGATCCAAGATCCAACTGCACGAACAGCCTACTTGAAAGAAGAGCGGGCCAAGCTTATCGCCAAGATCCCTAAGGAAAACGGCCACTTTCTCTCTGGTGCGGTGATAACCATCGACAAGGAGATCAACTCCTTTGAGAACAAGTGGCAGGCACAATCCAACGCTTACCATATTGAGGTTCAGTCCAAAGACTTCTCCGGGAAAGTCATTGATGCCATCAAGTCGGACAACCCTGACCAGGCCCTCATGCAACTCGATGATGTCTGGAAGAACTCTTCGGCTCTCAGCAATGTCCGCCGCAATGAGTTGGTTGTCGAGACCGTGGTGAAGCAGGCCATTGGTGATCGGAACATTGCCCTCTTGGAGAAAATCCCAGAGCGATTCCTCAACGCTGAAACCAAGGCTGCAATCAGCAAGACCCGTGCTCAGATCACTGAGATGCGCTTCGGGGACTTCAGCAAGGAACGACAGATCCAAGCGTACCAACGCGAGGAAACAATCCGTGCAGGCAAGAACTCCATCCTTCAGCAAGTGGCTAAGGGTGGGGACATCGATCCCAGCAAGTACATCAACGACCCAGAGTTGTACCAGTACGCAACCTCCATGCGTGAGGCACCTCGTCGTCCTGCTGCAGAAAGCTCTGGGAATCTCCAGCGTCTTCGCTCGTCTATCCTCAATCGTGCAACCACGGAAGGTGTCGATACGAACCAGCTAATCGATGAAGCCCAGAAGAATCCTTACCTGAACCCAGGTGACCGCGACAAGCTGGTCAATGAGATTCCCAAACTGGTCGAGGGCATGATCGCCATGAACGACGACATGGTGAAGAGCGCCTACTCAACCCGCATTGGTGCAAGTCTGGAAGAAGCCTCTAAGAACCCCATGGTTGTCTTGAGTCCCACCCTACGCAGTCGCACGGTCAACCTCTATGACCAGTCTATTCGTAACGGCTTCAATGCCTACTACGAAGAGAACGGTAAGTGGCCGACAGGACGCACCAAGCAGGACATCGTGGATAAGGCTGTGGATCGCACTGAAGCGTTCATGCAGGGCCAGCTCCAAGGTTCCAAAGGTCAGGCAACGCCACCCGCCAACACCTCAAGTGGTCGAGGAACTCCAGCACCTCAAGCTCGTCCAACACCAACGCAAGCTGACATCGACTACGTGAAAAAGAATCCGCAGTTCCGTCAGAAATTCATTAGTACATTTGGAAGGGAACCTTAATGGCTACTACCGCTCCCTCGTGGGCAACTGAGGATGCTCCACAGGCAGCACCAGCATGGGCAACTGAGTCAACCACTCCTGCTGTCCCTGCTTGGGCCATGGATGCTCCTAAAGCCGCACCTGCAGCAACTGCCCCTGCAGGAACCCCTGAGCAGAACCGTCAGAGGTTCCTCAGCTTCCTCGCTAAGGCAGAGGGTGCCGACTATGACGTGATCGTTGGTGGCAAGCGCTTCACCGATTTCTCCAAGCACCCCGGCGTGGTTGGTGTGGTTACAGGTGACGGCCCCAGCACTGCAGCGGGTCGCTATCAGATCACAGGCACCACCTATCGTGATGTCGCTCCAAAGCTGGGTGTCACGGATTTCTCTAAGGAGAGCCAGGACAAGATCGCCTTGGAGCTGATCCGCCGCAAGGGTGCTTTGGCCGATGTGGACAGTGGGAACTGGGAAGGGGCTATCAACAAGCTCGGTAACATCTGGGCGTCCCTCCCTAGCTCACCCTACAACCAACCCAAGAAGACCATGGAGTGGTCCTTGGCTGCTCTCAATGGGCAGGCAGCTCCGGCTGGTAGCAGCTACAAACCGTTCGCCAATGTCCGCAAAGACATCGACCCTAAGTCCCTCAATGCTGATCCTGACTGGCTGAAGGCATCTGCCCTTCTGTACGAACTCTGGGAGAAGAAGCCTTACGAGGGCAAGAGCCAGAGTGACCTTGCTGAGTGGGGTAAGGACTCCATGGGCAACTTCAACTTCAACACAGTGTCGATGGCCCAGATCGCCTATCAGGTGTCCAAAGGTTCGCAAGAGCAGAAGGAGGCTTTCCTCTACATGCTCGATAGCTATGACAACACACAGTTCTCCATGGAGGGAGCTGGACGTGCTGCCAAAGGTATCGTCACCGATCCTCTGAACCTTGTTGGCGTAGGCACACTCGGCCTTGGTTTCGCTGCCAAGATGGCCGCTCGAAACGCTGCGAAGGAGGCTGCAAAGCAGGTCGTCCAGCGGTCCATGATTGAGGCTACCAAGGATGCCATCGTCACTGGCGCTGTCCGTACAGGCGTTGTCGCAGGTATGGAAGGTGCGGTCTACGGTGGTGCCCAGAGTGTCATCAAGCAGGGTGTCGAAGTCTCCGCAGGTCGTCGTGAAGAGATCTCTGCAGGTAAGACCGCTGTTGATGTGGGCATTGGTGCCGCCTCTGGTCTGGTCCTCGGCACGGGCATGGATGTCATAGCGTCAAAGGCAAGCCCCTATGTGGGGAAGGCCTTTGGTGAACTCCGAGATATGTTCAAGGGGACTAAGGAGGATGGGGCTGCTGCCTCTAAGGCCAGCACTACTGCTGCCGCTGCTGCCGCTCCTGAAGCACCTGCAACGGTCCCAGAGGCCCCTACAGCAGCCTCTAACGCACCGGGCGGTACTACCCCTCCAGAATCTGTAGCAGCCCCCGGACGACAGCAGGATGGCCGATTGCCTGCCGATCAGGTGACCCCTGATATGAAGGGGGTGGACGAGCCTATCATCAAGGTTCCTGGGGTTGAGAACACCGGGATGCGAACTACTCGTGTCAACGGGGAACCTGTAGCTGCAGTCACCAAGGCTGATGTCGAGAAACTCGCAGCACCTATGGTTCAGGATCTGAAGGATCTTCCACCAGACCAGCTCCCTCAGGCCTTGGAGCAACTCCGTACAGGAGCCTTCCACCCTGAGCAGCGACGAGTGGTTGATAACGCTCTGCGCATGTTCAACGGGGATCTGAAGCGGGAAGCTGCTGAAGGGATTAAGGAGCGTGATGCTCTCCTCGGGAAGGCCAACAGGACTCCTGAAGAGGGGGCCAAGCTGGCTGAGCTGACCGCTAAGGTTGACGGGTTGCTGGACCGATTGGCTACTCCTGGATTGGCTGATGACGCTGCAGGCTCTATGGCCGGTACGATCTTGAATGATCGCCGCAATGGCGGTGCATCGACCAGCAAGATCACTGTCGAATCCATCATGGAAGAGCAGGGCCTCACCCGTGAACAGGCACTCCCTGTGTGGGCTGAGGTGGTCGCTAAGGCGGATCAAGAAGCTGCTGTCCAGAAGGTTGTCGGTGAGTACGAGAGCAAGATCCAGGCAGCTCAGGAAGCTGGGGACATCGAGGGAGCCGCTAAACTGGCTGTCCAGATGCGCCGTGAGAGGGAAGCGATGGGGGAAGCAATTGCCCCAGGCAGTGCAGGCTTTGTGGATAAACTCAAAGAGACAGCGATCTCTAACGTGTTCACAGCCACCACTGTCCAGCTCAACTTTGTCTCCTCAGCCATCAAGACGCTGATCACTCCTGCCTTGAAGTTCGTCTTCGGGAACTCCTTCGAGAAGGCAGCTCGTGCTGAACTCGGGGCTTCCTACTCAGCCATGCGTTCATCCTTCGGTGGAGCCATTGCTGCTGCAAGGACTGCCTACCGCCTAGAGCAATCCCTCCTGACACGAGACGGCACCCGTCTGGTGGAAGGTGATCTGGCCCTGAGCGACACCAACAAGTTCTTCAAGTGGGTTCCTGCTGGAGCTATTCGCTTCCTGCCACGAGTCCTGAACGCCTCCGACGAGTTCCTCTCACGCATGGCCTATGACAGCTTTGTCTCCGGTAAGGCGGCATCTGAGGCAGCTATGGAAGGCGCTGAGAAGGGACTGAAGGGCGATGCCCTGAATGCCTTCATCAAGGAAGCCTCTGAGACGGCTGTCGCTGCATCCCGTAGTGCTGAGAAGGGTGATGATCTTGTTCAACCCCTGATCAACAAGGGTGTGAATAAGGGTCTCACTGGTGATGAACTCTGGGACTGGGTTGAGCGTGAAGCTATGCGCAATCCTGACGCTCTCCGTAAGGGGACCGACGAGGAAGCCTTGGCCTACGTGCGAGACCTTCTCTACAAGCGGGACTTCTCTGGTGAAGGTGGTGCCTCCAAGATCGCCCAGCTCTATGAGAAGGGCGCTAAGGCTGTCCCCTCGTGGGCCTTGGTGACTGGACAGTTGTTCTTCAGAACACCCATCCGAGTCTTTGAGGAGGGGGTTCGTTTGACCCCAGGCTTACAGCTCCTTGCCCCCAACTTCTTGAATGATCTTGCGGGTAAGAACGGTATGGCCCGTCAGGTGAAAGCTCAGGCTGAATCCATGACCTCGCTGGCAATCGCTGGTGCTGTCCTGTCGCTGTATGCTCAGGGCAGGATCACAGGCGATGGAGCCTATGGTGATTTCAAGCAGCAACGAAACCGTATTGATGGTCCTCTGCAGGCACCCTACACAATCAAGATGTCTGATGGCTCCACTTGGTCCTACAAGTTGTTTGATCCTATCGCCACCCCGGTGAAGATCATGATCAACGCCTTGGAGAGGGCCGATAAGCTGCGCCTGAAGCAGGCTCAGGGTGAGGAGATCGATGACAGCCTGATTGAGAAGGCATACTCCCACGTCAATGTGGGTCTCGCTGCTGTGCTAACCGCAATCAAGGACGCCAACTTGGTGACAGGCGCACGGATGACCGCAGAGATCTTCACGAACGCTGAGGACATCGAGAAGCACGAAGACAAATGGCTGAAGTTCATGGGCGAGAAGATGTTCTTGCTGGTTCCCAACACACTCCACAAGATTGCTAAGGACCACGACCCCGGTATTCGAGATCCTGCAGACTTCTGGCAGATGGTCGATGAGAAACTGGCCCGTTCATTGGGGACTAGCATCCCCGGTGTGAAGACTTCCATGGCCTATGACCCCCTCGGGAACGTCCGCAGACCCTCCGACACCGGAACTTTGTGGAACATCTTCTCTACAGCCTCGGTTGAAGAGCGGACCAAGGGAATGTCTGAGGAATCTCAAGCTGTCATGGTTGAAATGGATCGTCTGTCTCGGGTTACCGGGGCAACATTCAAGGCACCAGTGCAGCACAAGAGCCTCGGAGACCTGGATCTTCGCACGGTGGTCGCCAAGGACGGCAAACGGACCCTGTATGACGTGTGGCAAGAGAACTATCGGGCGTTGAACCCTGAAGTTCCTCTCTACCAACTCGCTAAGTCGAACCTTCCTGACGGTACATTTGCCGAAAAGGGAGCCAAGGCTGCAGCAATGCAGAGAGTCATTGGTCAGTTGCAAGAAGCTGCCTTCGCCAAACTCCGAATGGACGAGGGTGAAGCCATCAACGATCAGATTGAGTCTGTGATTCAGTATCGAGCCAAAGCCAAAGCTGGCCTCTTTGATATTCAGCAACCGCAGTAAATAACTACATCCCCTAGGTGTTACCCTAGGGGTTTCTTTTGGAGAATTTAGTGGCCTACAGTTACGTCCGGTACACCGGAAATGGCACAACTGCCAACTACACCTTTGGATTTCAATACATTAGTTCCGACCACGTTAAGGTCAAGGTAGATTCGGCAGATGCTGTCTTCGAGTTCCTCAATGCGAACACCGTAACAATCTACCCCACGCCTGTCTCTGGTTCTATTATTGAGATCAAGAGGGTGACCCCTAAGGGTATTGCCCCAGTGAACTTCACTGACGGCTCTATCCTACTTGAGCGAGACCTCGACCTCCTCTCTACGTTCGACCTGTATATCGCTCAGGAGACTGACGATGCCGTAGCGGAAACAATCAGCTCGGACCCAACTGGTCGCTGGGATGGTCAAGGCAAACGCCTAGGCAACCTTGCACCAGCCATTGCGGCTGATGAGGCTGTCGTTAAGGGAACCTTGGACTATGAGTACCCTGCAGTTGCTGTGGTAGCCTCTGCGAAGGATGCAATTGCAATCGTTGGCTCTGATCTAGGTGTTGTCACAGGGACCGCTACAGACTTCGGACTGATCACCAGTCCCGTCGATACCAACCCCACATCTGGGACGAGTAAGATTGTAGCTGTTGCAGATAACATTGAATCTATCCAGGCCCTTGCAGACAACATCGACCAGATTGAAAACATCACGGATAGCGTGGAGGCTGTAGAGGCCGCAGCGGCTTCTGCTTCGGCGAGCGCCGCATCTGCGGCCAGCTCTGCAAGTGCTGCTGCTACGAGCGCCTCCGGTGCAGCATCCTCAGCCGCATCTTCAGCCACCTCCGCTTCTACCGCAGCAACAGCGGCAACCACTGCCACAACCAAGGCAAGTGAAGCAGCCACAAGCGCATCTGCAGCAGCCGCGAGTGCATCCTCTGCATCTACAAACGCCTCAAGCAGTACCACCAATGCAGTAGCGGCGGCTGCAAGTGCAACGAGTGCTGCCACTTCCGCTGCCAGCGCTGCGGCAATCGCAAACCAGGTCGTGGGCTATGTCTCTACAGCATTCACCGCCACAGCAGGACAGACAGTCTTCACGGTCACCTACGCTGTTGGGTATGAGAACGTCTACCTGAACGGCGTGAAGCTCGTTCGTGGGGATGACTATACGGCAACCAGTGGCACGGCCATAACGCTGACCACAGGAGCTTCCGCAGGGGATTCCCTTGAGGTGGCAGTCTATGGCGGCTTCACAGGAGCTGCAGGTCCAACAGGTCCAGCAGGAGCGACTGGCGCTACAGGGCCGACAGGAGCTACGGGGCCTCAAGGCCCTCAAGGACCGACAGGCGCCACAGGCGCAACTGGCCCGGCAGGAGCTACAGGTTCTACAGGACCGACTGGGCCTGCTGGGCCTACAGGAGCCACAGGGCCTGCTGGGGCAACAACGCTTGCTGGTGGGTTGGTAACGGTTGAAATTGTTTCTGCCCTACCAGGCTCCCCTGACGCAAACACTCTTTATATTGTGGTGTGATTATGAAAATTGATTTTGAGTTTCAAACCGAACACGGGTTGTTCCGCGATGCATTACACCTAGAGGATGACCACGGTCTGACCAACGAGCAGATCGAAGCCATGAAGGACGAGCGCAGGGATAATTGGCTTGCCGTGGTGACTGCCCAGGTTGAGGGGCCAGATAATGGCTAACCGATATTGGGTAGGAGGCACGGGTACGTGGAGTAACGCAAACACAGCTAACTGGTCTGCAACATCTGGAGGTGCTGGTGGCGCTTCGGTTCCGACCTCCACCGATACACCGTTCTTTGACACTAACTCGGGAAGCGGAACGGTTACACGAACCAGCTCACTCACGGTCGGTCAAATTGAGATCAACAACTCCGGGATTACATTAAGTCTCGGTGGTGCGCTTACTTTGACCGCTGCAGGGGGCTCAATCAGCGTCACAAACGGCACGTTTACAACAAACAACTACAGCGTCACTGCGGGAAATATTGTGACGCCTACTGGTGGTACATCCAGAGCCATCAACCTCGGCAGCAGCACAGTTACCCTCTCTAACACCGCAGCCGCTATTGGTTTCACTGATTCAACCGGGCTTACCTTTAACGCTGGAACGTCTCAGATTAACTGCACCGCAACTAGCAGTGCGTTTAACGGAGGAGGCAAGACGTTCTACAACGTCAGCCTGACCAGCGCGGCTAAGGTTGCATGGTCGTTAGCAGGGGCAAACACCTTCAATAACCTCACTGTTTCCGGGCGGACCTCCGCTGGAATCTCGCCCATAAACTTTAGTGATGACCAAACGGTCAACGGAACCCTGACTCTCTCCGCAGGAACCAACGCAACCATGCGAACGTTTGTTCGCTCCAACGCCACAGGCACAACACGCACACTGACCTGCGCTGCTGTTGCATCGCTGCAAGACATCGACTTCCGGGACATCACCATTGCTGGCGCTGCTGCTCCTGTTAGTGGTACTCGCCTGGGTGATTGCAAAGGCAACAACGGGATTACGTTTGGTGCAGGTGTTAATAAGTATTGGCGTTCTTCCCCCGGAGGGGGCTGGGGAGATGCCTCGACGGGAGTGTGGTCATTAACTTCTGGCGGACTTGCGAGCATCGCTTATTTTCCACTGGCTCAAGATACTGCCATCTTTCCAGCAGCTTCTTATCCTACATCGGGAAGCACAGTAACTATCAACGCCTCATACAACATCGGCACGATTGATATTTCTGCCCGTACCAGCAACACGATGACGCTGGCAACAGGCTCAACTTTACCAACAGTCTATGGCAACTGGATCAATGGAACTGGGACTACGCTGACGGGTATAGGTTCACTGACTTTTGCCGGACGTGGTATTCAAACAATCACGAGCGCGGGTAAAACATTCTCGCAACCTGTTTCAGTAGAAAGCCCCGGGGGCGCGGTCACTTTACAGGATGCTTTTGCGTCTTCTGCTGGTACTTCATTTGTGAAAGCCGGAACCTTTGACGCAAACGGGTATAACGTAACGCTCCCTCAAATCCAAAGTAGCGCATCAAATTCGGTCAGAACTATTGCACTAGGGTCGGGCACATGGACGTTAACAGGCAGCTCTGTATGGTCACACAACCCATACACCAACCTCACGGTCACAGGCACAGGCACGATCAGTCTCACATCGGCATCAGCCAAAACCTTTGCAGGCGGTGGCATCCAGACCTACCCCACGCTGAACCAAGGCGGCACAGGTACGCTGACAGTCACAGGCTCCAACAAGTTCGCAGGACTGACAAACACAGCCATTGGTCGCATTCAGTTCACTGGGGGCACAACCAACGAGTTCACCAGTTTCACGATCAGCGGCGTCTCAGGCAACCTGTTGCAGTTGGGCTCTAGCAGCACGACTCAGACAACCCTGAAGAAACCCACAGCGTGGAATGTAGGCGCGGGGTCGTCTGACGGCGGCAACAACACGGGCCTTAGCTTCACCGTTGGTGATAATGATTATTTGTCTGTCAGCTATATCAATGGTCAAGTAGTCACCACACTCACTTCAAGCCTGTACTTCGGATCAACAAATATCACCCAGCTCTTCTACGGTAGTTCTCCGGTAACTGCTGTCTACTATGGTTCTACTCAGGTATTCTAACCACTTATGGCAAAACAATTGAAACTACGCCGGGGTACTACGGCTGAACATAGTACATTCATCGGAGCCTCTGGAGAGGTCACCGTGGATACCACAAAGACAACTCTAGTAGTTCATGACGGGGTGACTCCTGGAGGCTCCCCTCTGGTCAAGGAAGACCCATTAAGTACCCGCTTGGCTATCATGCAGGCGATCTATCCGGTCGGCTCGATTTACATCAACGCTTCCGTTTTGACGAACCCTGCGGTCCTGCTTGGTTTTGGCACTTGGGTATCCTTTGGTGCTGGTCGGGTCATGGTGGGCTTGAACGGTAGCGATGCCCTGTTTGATACCTTGGAAGAGACCGGAGGCAGCAAGGATACAATTGTTGTCAGCCACGCGCACACTGCTTCCTCAACTTCCACCTTCTCAGGTAACGCGCTCCCGGCACACAGCCACACATTAGGAGCCTATGTAAATGACGGTGGAATTCTTACCCCTACCGCTTTGTCTAGTGGTCTGGGGAGTTCCTCCACAAGCAGCGTCTCGGCAGGAACACCATCAGGCTCTGTATCAACTAGCACCACTGTCAATTCTACAGGCTCCTCTGGCGCTAACGCAAACCTCCAACCATACATCACTGTGGCTATGTGGAAGCGTACCGTTTAATCCCCTTTAGAAGGAATTTATGAGCAATGCTCGAAACCTCTCAATTGCCGCCTCTTCGGCTGTAGGCGGAATGGCACCTACTGGCGTTATTCTTCCCTTCGCAGGATCTTCAGCCCCCACAGGTTGGCTCTTATGTTTTGGACAGGCTGTCTCGCGTACAACCTATGCCGACCTGTTTTCAACCATTGGGATAACCTACGGTTTTGGGAATGGGTCCACGACCTTCAACTTGCCCGACCTTCGTGGTCGTGTAGCTGCTGGTCTGGACAACATGGGTGGCTCTGCAGCCTCCCGACTGACTACCGCAGGCTCAGGCCTCAATGGTGCATCTCTAGGCGCTTCCGGTGGTGGTCAAACACACACACTCACGGTGGCCCAAATGCCTTCACACACCCATGACGCAGTGGTTGGCCCTGGCGCTGGTGGCGGGTTTGGTGTGGGAGACAGCGGGATTAGCAGTGCGACCTCAAACACAGGTGGTGGTCAGGCACATCCGAACGTCCAACCGACAATCATTACAACCTACATCATCAAGACGTAATCCATGGAACTCGAACACCGCATCATCAAGCTGGAGCTGAAAGTGGATGACCATGCAGGCGAACTAAAGAAGCTGCAGGACATCTCAGAGAAACTCCGCAAGTCCCTTGAGGGCATCGAGAAGACACTCTCGCAGATCAAGTACCTCGCTATGGGTGTCTGTGGTGCCTACATCGCTCAAACCGTTGGTCTCGATAAGGCCATCAAACTGATTTTCTAATGACCATGAACAAAGCTGATGAGAAGGCTCTAGGTAGCCTTCACGGAAAACTTGCTGAGTTGCTGAAAGAAACCCTGTCTCAAGACTTCACAGATCCTGAGACGGGGATCTCCATGCCTCCTGCTGCCATCCTCAACGTCGCCCGTCAGTTTCTGAAGGACAACAAGATTGAGGCCATAGGCGGCGTGGGGACACCTCTTGGTGATCTCTCCGATCTTCCCATCTTCGATGATGAGAATGTCGTCCCTATCCGCAAATCAAGTTAAACGCCCCACAAGGCCGTTTCTCAGTAATCCTAGGCTAACCCCTAGGGTTACTCTGAAAACGTCTTCTAGGCCCCTTCAAACCAATCTATGACCCAAAAGAAACATCCAGCCTTAGCTGACTTCAGGATCTTCATGTACGTGGTGTGGAAACACCTCGGTCTTCCTGAGCCGACAACCGTACAATACGACATCGCCCATTACCTGCAGCACGGACCCAGACGGTCTGTGATCGAAGCTTTTCGAGGGGTAGGCAAATCCTGGATCACCTCAGCGTTTGTCTGCTGGCTGATCCTCAACAATCCCCAGCTCAAGATCCTCGTGGTGTCAGCCTCCAAGGAACGAGCTGACGCCTTCTCCACATTCGTAAAGCGATTGATCAATGAAATTCCCATGCTTCAGCACCTTAAGCCGCAAGACGGCCAAAGGGACTCAGTCATTGCGTTTGATGTTGGCCCTGCTACTCCTGACCATAGCCCTTCCGTTAAGTCAGTGGGCATTACTGGACAGATCACGGGTTCACGGGCAGACGTACTTATCGCCGATGACGTGGAAGTCCCGAACAACTCTTCCACCCAGATGATGCGAGACAAGCTCTCGGAGTCGGTCAAGGAATTTGATGCTATTCTGAAGCCTGGTGGACGCATCCTGTATCTTGGCACACCTCAGACAGAGATGTCCCTCTACAACCAGCTTCCTGAACGTGGCTACGAGGTTCGTATCTGGCCCGCATTGTTCCCAACCATCGACAAAGTGATCAAGTACATGGGCAAGTTGGCCCCGATGATCACCAAGGCTCTCGAGAAGGACAAGGAGCAGGCAGGCAAACCCACAGACCCCATGCGGTTTGGCGAGGAAGACCTGATGGAACGAGCTGCCTCCTACGGGAAGGCTGGCTTTGCTCTCCAGTTCCAACTTGATACGTCCCTGAGTGACGCCGACAGATACCCTCTGAAGGTCTCGGACCTGATCATGCAGAACCTGAACCCGACCATGGGCCATCTGAAGGTTGCATGGGCATCATCCCCTGAGCTGGTGATCAACGACATCCCCAACGTGGCTCTGACGGGCGACAGGTTCTACCGCCCCATGTGGCACTCTGACGATATGTCCGAGTACACAGGCTCAGTGATGTCTATCGACCCCTCAGGTCGTGGTAAGGACGAGACTGGCTATGCCTGTGTGAAAGCTCTGGCTGGCAACCTGTACCTGACAGAGGCTGGAGGCATCACCGGGGGCTATGAGATGGAGACTCTCGAAGGGCTGGCCTATGCAGCCAAAAGGAACCATGTGAAGTACATCATCATCGAAGCTAACTTCGGTGACGGTATGTTCACCCAGCTCCTGAAGCCTGTCCTAGCGAGGATCTATCCATGCACTGTGGAGGAGGTGAAACACTCCACCCAGAAGGAAGCCCGTATCATCGACACCTTGGAACCCGTGATGTCTCAGCACAGACTCATTGTGGATCAGAAGGTGGTCCAGAAGGACTTCGACACCGCCAAGGATGTGAAATACTCCCTGTTCTACCAGCTCACCCGTCTCACCCGAGACAGAGGAGCCCTGATCCATGATGACCGATTGGATGCTCTCGCTATTGCTGTGGCCTACTGGACAGAGACAATGGCTAGGGACAACAACAAGGCAGCTCGTGACATCAAGTCTGCAGCCATCGACAAGGAGCTGAAGAACTTCAACTCGATTGTCTTTGGGAAGCCCAAGGCTCAGACCAAATGGATGTCTCGTGCATGAACATGAACTAGGGACGTGTCGATAAAACTCAATTCAAGCGACATGTCCTTAGGTTGCCCAATTGGAAAGGTAACTTTCTGGGGGAACATCTATTCTGGGCACACGGTCCAATTAGGTGCTGGTCTTTGGACCAGGCTGGTTCCTAATGTGTGCTCAGCATGTAGTTCGTCTCTCAACAAGACTAGCCACCATGTGTTATCAGGCCTCATTAGCTAACTGCCACATACCTCCCTGTAGAACATCTACGGGGGGCTATGGGGGGGAAGCTAGAAGCCTATGTGGCTAGCATATAGATTTAAGTATTACTCCTAGAGTTATCTCTAGAGTCTCCTAGTGTCATCTCTAGGTTATAGCACCATTACGATATAACCAACTAAGACTATCCCCAAGATACCCTCTAGGATCTCCTCAGGTTGATCTTGAGGGGATAGGCTAGGGTGATCCAGTAGAGAGCCTTGTAGAGCGATCTAGGGGTGTTCCTGAGGGTTGCCTGAAGTGTGTCTCTAGGGTTGAAATAATTTAGTAGAAAAATATGTGAGCCTACATCGAGTAAAGTATTTGGCCGTTCCCCCCTCGTGGGTCTTCGCTGGCCCTGAGTTCCCCCGATTTTCCCTATGGGTGGCGCATAGTTGACGCAAAGCCCAGCTAAGTTGTTGATTTATAAGGACTTGCACTAGCTCAATAGGCTATTTAATGGTGCATCATTAGGTGATCTGCCGGTGCTCATGCGGACTGTTGTGTAAATACAACACTCCTTGTGATGCATCGGTAGCGTTTCGTTACTGTTGTTTCTACGCAACACCTAGAGTTACACCACAAGACAACCACAAGCCCACGCCCTACAGATACACCACAAGACATCCATAAGCCTCATGCACTGACTACAGTGTGTGGGGCTTTTTTTTCATAACCTAGGGTTTGTCCCTAGAAATACTTTGTTCATCGGTGGGTTTTGCTTGTTTTGCGGGTGTAGAATTCTGGTCATGCACTACATATCGTAGGGCTTAACCTAAGGAAATCACCATGTTTAACCGTAACATCTTCACCGATACCAAGTCCTCATTTGCTGAATGCTGCCTAGATGTCGCCCTAGCGATTGTCCTAGGTCTCATCTTCGCCGTGGGCCTCATGCATTCCCTAGATGCACTTTTCGTTTGACACGACAGTTTCCATTCGGTAATTGTTTCCATAACGCAACCATTCAAAGGGGCAGGCACATGAAAAACCTCAGCATCAAATACCAGAAAGTGGGTGGCATTCGCTTTCTTCGGATTGGCCGAATCCAGTTTTCATTCTGCCTCTGTAAAGCCCGCTAAACCTCATTCATAGGACTAAACCGCCATGATCAAATCCCGCAAGCTTCTCGCCATCGATACAAACGCTAAGACCGTCAAGGGCCAAAAGTATGGCTTTATGACTGGCATTCTGTACATGGCACCCCACACAATTTCGGGCCATAACACTTGCCCAATGGCAACCATTGCCGCATGTGATAAGGCCTGTCTGTACAGTGCGGGCAGGGGTGCATTCAACTCAGTGCAACAAAGCCGCATTGATAAGGCCCTTTGGTTTCATGCGGATCGCGCTTCTTTCATGGTACAGATTGTCCGCAATATCGAGGGTCTCATTCGCAAAGCCTCAGACGCTGGCATGACGCCTTTGGTCCGCCTCAATGGCACCTCAGACATTCGCTGGGAGAGCATCCCCGTCATTCGTAACGGTGTCACGTACCCTAACGCAATGCTCGCATTTCCAGACGTTCAGTTTTACGACTACACCAAGCTTGCTAACCGCAAGAACGTGCCTGCAAATTACGACCTCACATTCTCTTACAGTGGCACCCCCGCTTACCAAAAGTATGTCAATCAAGCCATTGAGGGGGGCATGCGTATCGCTGCAGTGTTCCGTAACGTTGAGGATATCCCTAGCACCTTCCTTGCCTTGGATTGTGTGGACGGCGACGACTCAGACATTCGCCACATGGACCCTCAGGGCGTGGTTGTGGCTTTGTATGCCAAGGGCGCTGCAAAGCATGACACTACCGGCTTTGTAGTCGATACCATCAAGGGCCACTCCCGCCGCGTTATCCCGGTCACACTCGCGGCCTAACCCTTACCGATTGCCAATGGTTGCCCATGTGGAACATTCACGTGGGTATCCGTGGGCACTCTTTCGGCCATGCCCTGGCCTTACCTGGGGAATCTATGAAACCAACCTATTTTGGCGCATTGGTGCGCATCGCATACCATGGCAAAGGCCCGGACTATGATTTGACGGTGCAACGCTTTAGCGATGTCTCAGGGGCTTGGCATGATGTCCGCACCTTTGACCACTCTTTTGACTACGCATGGTCTGACGCTAGGCTATACGCTGCCACGCTGTCCGCGAACATGCGCCGGGAGGTGGCTGCATGATTTCCCTAGCCGACCAACTGGCCGCATTCGCCAAGTCCCACGGAGGCACCGTGAGGACTGGACCACAGCCCCAAAAGCCACTCCGGGAGATTCCACCCAGCATTGGGCCTTTTGAAAACGAAAGATCACCAAGCAGGGGCAAGGCTGACCCATTTATTAACTACAGCGACGACTACACAGTCTGGAAACAGGGTCGATGACCCCATAAACTGAAGGGTCTATTGCTGCCACCAGCATTGGGCCTTTTGGTTTGTGTATAATGCACATCAAGTCCTGACCAGAGGACGTTAAAACGCTGGGTGTTGGTGCGGACGCTGAGCAATCAGACAAGCCAACAATCTCTAAGAGTGTGCCTTCATGTCGAGGGCACATCATTGGAGATTGATATGAACAAAACAATCCGTGGAGCATGGCCTACATGGCCCTTCACCCGCCTGTCTCCCAAAGAGATGGCAAGGCTACTCAAGGCAATTGAGGGTCAGCGCAGCGCTAGCGTTCTGAAGGATGCACCAGAGGCTCTCTTATGAGCACCGAGCACTTCATCGTTGGTGCCACAGGCATCGGCTACTTGGTTGTCGGTGTTCTGCAGTGGACCAAAGGGGAAATGTCTAACGGCATGATCTGGACTGGCTACGCATTCGCTCAAGTGGGCCTATGGCTCAACATCAAATGAGTGACGGTGGCAAGGGTTCAGCACCACGTCCCATTGAGGTGCCTAAAGACGAGTTCAACCGCCGCTGGGAGGAAACTTTCGGCAAGAAAGGGAAGTAATGAGGACGGCATTTTTCATTGAAGATAGTCCAGAAGGGCTCATCACCAAGTTCGTACGGCAAGGCAATGGATGCCAAGACAACCCGTCTGACTCCATTGCAATGCACTTACAGACTAACATCAGCTTGCTAATTCGTGGCTGGGAGAAAAAGAAGCTGTTGCGGTTCAAAAAGGGTCTTAAGGATAAACCCTCAGTTGCAACTTGATGAACGCATCACGGATGGCCGCAGATTCAGTGCGGAACGGGCCATCCTCATCAACCTGGACCACACGCCCCTTTTTGTGGCGCTGCCAGTACCACCCACCGTAGACCATGAGATCGTCGTGATCCCTCTCTTGGTTCCAGAGCTTGGTGATCCTACGGTCTGCGAAGTACACCTTCACGCCTGCCTTCTTGACTGCCGCTATCAAATTGTTGGGTAACCTCACAGCAAATGCCTCCAATGGTTGCCGTCTGGTAAAAGTGACTCTCTGACAACGGTTGTCAACCCCAGCTAAGGTTGAGATTGCGGTGCATCAAAGGTTGCCAACTGGAAACAGTCGTTGACAGGGGAATCCCTATGTGTGAGTCTCACACCGCACAAAACGTGCGTTTAGGGGACTACCAATGAAACTAAAGCAGGCAATTGACCTGATGTCTGGAGTACAAAAGGTCGATCCAGACATGTCACTACAACAACTCCTGTGCTTGTTCTTTATTGCTCAGGAAGAAGAGGGGTGCTCCCTCACAGATGTCGCTAGGAAAGCCAACATAGGACTTGCTACAGCGAGTCGCTACGTTAGCTCTCTTGGTAAGATGAACCGCCACAAGGAAGAAGGTCTCAACTTTGTGGAGTCTTACGAAGACCCGATGGAAAGGAGAAAGAAGATCATTCGTCTCACTACTAAGGGTAAGATCGCCTTGAAAAAGATGCTAGGAGAACCAGTATGACCATCACTAAACGAGGTAATAGTTTTGTTGTCTCGGTCGGAAGTCTCGAAAACCGCTTTCGGCAAAGCTACAAAGACCTAGAGGAAGCAGAAACTGCTGAGCTGGAAGCTAAGCTTCGGTTCAAAGCCACAGGAAGCTCTCTAATAGCCTCAGGAAGCCCTGCAAAACGGGAAGCCAAGGGCTACACACTCCAAGATGCTCACGACCTCTTGTGGAGGCTTAAATACTCCACGCATAAACCCGATGGACAGGGCACCCACCGGATCTTCTGTCGTGCGGTGCTCCGAGAGATCCCCGGACAGACCCTTCTCAAGGACATCACCTTTGAGGACATCCTCGAAGCTGTTGAAGCGTGGGAAGAGAAAGGCAACGGAGGTCAGACGGTGAACCATAAGGTCACCCACCTGTCTCAGATGCTGGATGTGGCCCTCGATAAGGGCTGGATCGATAGCAAGCCTAAGATGATCCGCAGGAAGCCCGGCAACCACCGCCTTCGGTGGTTCAGTGAGGCCGAAGAGATCAAGATGTTGAACCTCTGCACCCACCTTGAGATGCACGAGCTGCGTGACTTCATCGTGGTGGGGATCGACACAGGGTTTCGCCGGGGTGAGCTGCTGGGTCTTCGTCCTAATGACTTCGTCAACGGGATGGTCCACCTCCACGCTGGAGAGACCAAGACCGACAAGGCGAGGGCAGTCCCTGCGACTGACCGTGTGGCTGAGATCCTGACCCGCAGGTCCAACAGAGCGAACATCTTCTCCCTCACCAAGGCAACCTTGAGGAAGCAATGGGTGGACCTCAAGACGGCCATGGGCATGGAGGATGACAACCAGTTCCTCGTTCACACCTTGAGGCACACTTGTGCGTCTCGCTTGGTGCAGCGGAACACCTCTCTGGCTGTCGTTCAGGTGTGGATGGGGCACTCATCCATCGTCACCACACAGCGCTACTGGCACCTTCGTCCCGATAGTCTACTGGAAGGCAAGAAGGCTCTGGAGCAAGTATCGTCCATGCCACTGTTGCAGGTCGTCAACGGTTGACACAGGGCTAAAATTGCTGCGTCAAAAACGATTGTTTTCAGTGATTGTGTCAAGCTAAGTCCTTGTTTTTTCACAAGGTATAAAGCTTGAGGTGCTAGTCCTGTAACAGGGGTGGAGGTTCGAGTCCTCTTGACCGCACCAACCTTTCACTGAAGATGCTTAAGAGAACTCCTTGTAAACCAAGGGGTTCTCTTTCGTTTGACCTAGACCGTTGCCGTATGGAATCAATTGCCCATAGACAAACCATTTCCCACCGGAAAGGAAGTGACAACATGTGACAAGAATCTGTGTCAAACCCTTGACCATTGACAAGCAACTAGAACATAGGGGGAACCCTATGGTTGCACAATTGGATAGACTAAAGAGAGTATAGAGATCTCTCTAAGACTATCTCTAGGATATACCTTACTCATTCTTACTAAGGTATACTACTCATAGAGTTACCACTAAACGAGGAACTATTAGAATGCAAAATGTTAATCTTGAAGAGGACTTGATGTCCGTCCAGCTCGCTCTCGAAGAGGGCATGACCCAACGGGGTGCTGAGAAGTATCTGCGAGATGTCTCAAAGGCCATTCAGGCTGGTCGTGAGGAGTCCACCTCCTACGGCACCACCATCCTGTCGCACCGCCTTGCCAAGCTTGCAGAGGCCATCGATGAGTGGCGTGAAGCCAGCTCCAAGGGTGCCGCCTCTCGCTTCTCCGCGACCTATCCCAAGGTCAAGGACGTGGACAGCCACATGCTGGCCTTCCTGACCCTCAAGGCTGTGATGTCGGGTATCTCCAGCCTCAGGACTCTGCAGTTCGTTGGGGTGGCTATCGGGACCGCCATTGAGGACGAGATCCGCTATGCCGCCATCCGTGAGAACGAGCGCAAGATGTACGAGAAGATCCTGATCGGGGCCAAGAAGCGCACCTCGGGTCACTACCGCCACATCTATGCAGTCCGTCAGGCTGACCGCCTGGAGGATGGCTGGAAGCGCTGGGTCCGTACAGACCGCCTACATGTCGGCATCAAGATGCTTGACCTTTGCATTCAATCCATTGGCCTGGTCGAGATCACTCACCAGAAGGTCGATAAGGACCAGTCCATCAAATACGTGAAGGCCCTGCCTGAGACTCTGGAGTGGATCGAAAAGAAGAACGAGGTCACTCAGTTCCTCCGCCCTGTCTATGAGCCGATGGTTGTCCGTCCCCGTGATTGGACCACCCCGTTCAACGGTGGCTACATCTCGTCCAACATCAAGCCCATCCGCATGGTGAAGTCCAAGAACAAGGCCTACATGGATGAGCTGAAGCACACCGACATGCCCATCGTCTATGAGGCGGTGAACGCCCTCCAGCAGACAGCATGGCAGATCAATTCTCAGGTGTTTGAGGTGATGACCACCTTGTGGGACACCGGCTCTGAGATCGCTGGCTTGCCTCCTCGTGATGGTCTGCCGATCCCCAAGAAGCCTGAGGACATCGACACCAACGAGGAAGCCAAGAAGCAGTACCGAATCGATGCCGCCAAGATCCACATGGCGAACCTGTCGATCCTCGGGCACCGCATTGGGTTCAACATGGGGTTGGGCATTGCTCGACGCTACGAGAAGTTCCGCAAGATCTACTTCCCGTACCAGTTGGACTTCCGTGGTCGCATCTATGCGGTCCCCCATCTGAATCCTCAGGGGTCAGACTTTCAGAAGGCCCTCCTGCGATTCGCCAATGGCAAACCCTTGGGCGCTGAGGGTTGGAAATGGTTGGCAATCCACGGTGCCAACGTGGCTGGCTTCGACAAGGCCAGCTTTGAAGACCGTGTTAACTGGGTACAGGACAATGAAGAACAAATCATCGCAATCGCCGCTGATCCTTACAACAACCGTGGATGGTGCAATTCAGTGGGAGAGGTGGAAATTGACAAACCTTGGCAGTTCCTCGCATTTTGTTTCGAGTGGGCAGGTTTCAGCGAACATGGTGAGTCGTTCGTATCGAAACTGCCCGTGGCTATGGACGGTTCATGTTCTGGAATTCAGCACTTCTCAGCGATGCTTCGTGATGAAGTTGGCGGAGGTGCAGTCAACCTCGTGCCCCGTGCCCTCCCAGCCGATGTCTACCAGCTCGTGGCGAACAAGGTTATGGAGCAGATTGACGAGGATATGGTCAACGGCACCGAAGACGAGCTGAAGCACACCGACGAGGGTGTGGCCTACGTCAAGCACGGCACCAAGGCCATCGCTGCCCAGTGGAAGGAGTTTGGGATCACCCGCAAGGTGACCAAGCGTTCCGTCATGACGCTGGCCTACGGCTCCAAGGAGTATGGCTTCAAGGAGCAGCTCATGGAGGACATCCTGCGTCCCGCCAAGAACTCTGGCAAACCCTTCCCCTTCCAAGGTGACGGCTATCAGGGTGCCCAGTACATGGCGAAGGCCATCTGGGTGGCTGTGAACAAGGTGCTGGTGAAAGCTGGTGAGGCCATGAAGTGGCTCCAAGGTGCCGCCTCTCTGGCTGCATCTGAAGAACTCCCAGTCCGCTGGACGACACCTGTCGGTTTCCCCGTGATGCAGGCCTACGCCAATCTGGAGAAGCGCAAGGTGAAGACAGCCATCAACGGCAAGCTGGTGTACCTCACGATGTACGCAGAGAAGGACAGCCTGGACCGCCGCAAGCAGTCCTCAGGCATCGCCCCTAACTTTGTCCACTCGTGTGACGCAGCCCACATGATGCTGACGGTGGTCCGCGCCAAGCAGGCTGGCATTGATAACTTTGCGATGATCCACGACTCTTTCGGGACCACTGCAGGGGATGTCGAGCAGCTCTACCACACGGTGCGTGAGGCGTTCTGCGAGATGTATGGCGAGGTCGAAGTCCTGGAGTCATTCCGGGAGGAGATCGTGCAGCAGCTCTCGGTGAAGAACATTGAGAAGCTCTCACCGTTGCCTCTGAAGGGGACTCTGGATCTGAGCCAGATCGTTGAGTCACGTTATTGTTTTGCTTAATTGGTTACCAAATGGCAATGGTTGCACAATTGGAATGCCAAATCCAATGGAGTTAACTCAATGATTGAAGACGAAACCAACAACGATAAGCACATCACCATGTCCATGTACCGGGATGGTGAGCGAATCGAGATCAGCCGAACCCTCGACAATGATTGTGGGTGGTCTGAAATTGCGGCTGTGTTCTACCAGTTCCTATCCGCAATGGCCTACCAAATTGACATCGAAGATGTTGGTGGTGAATTTTAAACCCAAGGACTTTTATGTATCGCATCGTATTTCCAGACGGCACGTTTCGCACGGCCAACAGCATCGCTGAACGCAACCAGATCATTGCTGAAATGAAAGAAGCCTACGAAGGCTATTTGAACTAAGGACTTTATGACTAAAGCTAAGAACCCCCGCTACACAACCCCAAAAGGGGTAGCATCATACCCATATCTGACTAAACCAGACACGAAATTCAACAGTGATGGCGAGTACAAGATCTCTGTCGAGATCCCTGGCGAAGACGCTCAGGACATCGTCACCTTTTTGGATGAACAGTTCGCACTGTCGGTCGCCAAGGCCAAGAAAGACAACCCTGGCAAGAAGATCAAGGAGGGCGATGTCCCTTACGCGATCAACGAAGACACTGGCAAGGTTACTGTTCGCTTCAAGTTGAAGGCGAAGGTCACCCCTAAGAACGGCGACCCATTCGAGCAGCGCCCAGCTCTGTTCGATGCCAAGGGCAAACCCGTTGGTGCTGACGCCAAGATTGGTGGCGGCTCCATCGTGAAGGTGGCCTACGAATTGATCCCCTACTACACGGCAATCGCTGGTGCAGGCGTGTCTCTTCGCATGAAGGCAGTCCAGATCATTGAGCTGAAGCAGTTCGGTGGTGGTCCAAGTTCCGAAGCCTATGGTTTCGGTGAAGAAGAGGGTTACGAGGCGGAAGATACCCCCGCTGAACAGAATGGCTTCACTGAAGAAACGTCCGACACGGACTTCTAAGCCACTCAGCACACGTCAGGTCGCACTCAAGTATGGGTTCCGATCTGGCCTGGAGCAGTCAATCGCAGAGAGCCTCACCTCGAAAGGGGTGGGGTATCAATTTGAGCAACTGGTTATCCCTTATGTGAAACCAGAGAAGCCTGCGAAATACACTCCAGATTTCAAGCTAGAGAACGGCATCATCATCGAGAGCAAAGGTCGCTTCCTCACGGAGGACCGACAGAAACATTTGCTCGTCCAGAAACAACACCCTGAATACAACATTCGGTTCGTGTTCAGCAACTCCAAGACAAAGATCAGCAAGCGGAGCAAAACCACTTACGCAGATTGGTGTCAGAAGAACAACTTCCTCTACGCAGACAAGGACATTCCTGATGCGTGGCTGAAAGAAAAACCAAATGGTCTACAAAGCTAACACAAAGGTCCGTGCCAGTACGGATTACATCGCCGTGCATTGCTCGGCAACTGGACCCAAACAAAACATTGGTGCTGCAGACATCGACAAGTGGCACCGCGCCAAGGGTTGGAAGTGCATCGGCTACCACTACGTCATCAAGCGTGATGGGACAGTGGAAGAGGGCCGTGACGATTCAACCATCGGCGCACACGTAGAGAACTGGAACTCAGTCTCCGTGGGTATCTGCATGGTGGGCGGCGTTGATGCCAACGACATCAAGAAGGCAGTCAACAACTTTACGCCAGAGCAGTTCGATTCGCTGAAGACATTACTGCAGAAACTGAAGGTGAAATACCCGAAGGCAAAGATTCAGGGCCACCGTGATTTTCCAAAGGTGGCTAAGGCGTGCCCGTCTTTTGACGTAGCCGAATGGCTTATGGTTGCACAATTGGATAATTAACTGAAAGATTTATGGATAAGGACGAAAGCACATTTCTCAGACACACACCTTGCGAATCCTGCGGATCGTCCGATGCCAACTCTCTCTATTCGGACGGCCACCAGTTTTGTTTCGCTTGTAACACGCACGTCAAGGGTGACGGAACATGTTCAGAACCACTTACGAAGAAGAAAGCATCCGGTTTGATTCAAGGCGAGTATCAAGATCTTATCAAGCGTGGGATCAGGGAGGACACCTGCAGAAAGTTCAATTACCAGGTAGGCGAACACGCAGGCAAGACCGTCCAGATTGCCCCATACTTCGATGCCAGTGGAGCTATGGTCGCCCAGAAGATCCGTGGTGCAGACAAGAATTTCTATGTCCTCGGAGATCTCTCTTCGGCCCAGCTCTTCGGTGCAAACCTGTGGAACTCCGGCAAGAAGATCGTTGTCACTGAGGGTGAGATCGACTGTCTCACAGTCTCTCAGGTTCAGAACAACAAGTGGCCTGTGGTGTCCATCCCGACAGGGTCTAAGGGTGCCAAGAAGTCAGTCCAAAAGAACCTGGAGTACCTCAACCAGTTTGAGGAAGTCATCTTCATGTTCGACATGGATGACCCCGGCAAGGAAGCTGCTGCCGAATGTGTGCAGCTCTTCGAGTCAGGCAAGGCGAAGATCGCATCGTTGCCCTTCAAGGACGCCAATGAGTGTCTCCAGAAGGGTCAGCCTGAGGCCATCGTCTCTGCCATGTGGAATGCCAAGGCATATCGTCCTGATGGCATCCTCGCAGGCTTAGACCTGTGGGAAGAAGTCTCCAGCAATGAGGTCATCGACTCTGTTCCATATCCATGGACGGCCCTGAACGGCATCACTCGTGGTGCTCGCAAGGGTGAGTTGGTGACGCTCACTGCTGGTTCAGGCGTTGGCAAGTCAGCCATCGTTCGTGAGATCGCACACCACCTTCTGAAGGCTGGTGAAACCGTTGGCATGATCATGCTCGAAGAGAACCCCAAGCGAACAGCTCTGGGTCTAATGGGCATTGAACTCAACAAACCTTTACACCTCAGCAGGGAAGGGGTCAGTGATGACCAACTGCGAACAGCGTTCGACTCTACTGTCGGCTCTGGTCACCTATATCTCTACAACCACTTTGGCTCTAGCGACATTGACAATCTCATTTCCCGAGTCCGCTTTCTGGCTAAGGGCTGTGGGTGCAAGTGGGTTGTGCTCGATCACCTTAGTATTGTGGTTAGTGGTCTCGGTGATGGTGACGAAAGACGCCTGATCGACAACGCCATGACGATGCTCCGCACTCTGGTTGAAGAGACTGGGGTAGGGCTGTTCCTCGTGTCACACCTGAAGCGTCCCTCGGATGGCAAGGGGCATGAGGAAGGGGCCAAGACATCACTGTCTCAGCTCCGTGGTTCGCACTCGATTGCACAGCTCAGTGACATGGTCATTGGCTTGGAGCGCAACCAACAAGGCGAAGATCCCAACGTGACAACTCTGCGTGTCCTGAAGAACCGATTCTCCGGTGAGACAGGTGAGGCAGGGTTCCTTCGCTATGATCGTGACACTGGTCGTCTCTCAGAGACCACTGGTGATTTTAAAGATGAAACTAACTCGGAGTTTTAATGAGCTTTCGATACTACATTTCCGACCTTCATGACGGCACCATTAAAGGGACCAACGACCAGGAAGTAGCGGATTCACTTTCACACTGCGAAGAGTATTTCGTAGTGGATACCGAAACTGGGAATTGGATCTCGTTCGGTGATACTGAAACAATTCAGGAATTTAAATGACACAGAATCAAATTCTCCTCTCGCATTTCAAGAAGGCCAACAGCATTTCGCAGCGTGAAGCACTGGTGGATTACTCCATCCAGTCTTTGACCAAACGTATCAGCGAGTTGAAGGCGATGGGTCACAACATCCAGACCCAGTTCAAGAAACACCCAGTGACCGGCCAGCGATACGCTCGGTATGTCCTGAAGAAATAAACAACGGACATCCGTGAAGGCCGCCTGCATGGGGTGCGAAAGCATTGCTGAGTTCTTAGCCCACGCAGGGGGGCCGGTTTGATTCCGGCATTGTCCACCAATAATCAGCTAGTCGAAAGGGACAGCGTGGCACTTATATTCGATTTGGAAACTGATGGTTTGCTTGATGAAGTTTCTAAGATTCATTGCTTGGTGATCAAGGACACAGAGACGGGGACATCCGTTTCATACGTAGGCCCAGATCACATTGAGGGTGGGCTTGAAATCTTACGACATTCGTCCATCATCGCCGGTCACAACGTAATCAAGTACGACATCCCTGTCATTCAGAAGCTCTACCCTTGGTTCACGGTAGATCCCACCAAGGTCTTCGATACCCTAGTCGCCACGCGATTGGTCTGGGCCAACATCAAGGACCAAGACAACAAGCTTCTCAAAGAGGGTAAGCTCCCAGGCAAACTCTGGGGGTCTCACTCACTGGCTGCATGGGGCTATCGCCTCGGCAACTACAAGGGTGACTACTCGGGTGGCTGGGAGACGTTCTCTCAGGAGATGCTCGACTACTGCGTCCAAGACGTAGAGGTCACAGCTACCCTGTACGAGAAGATCTTGTCCAAGGAGTACGCTCAGGAAGCCCTCGACCTAGAGCACCAAGTCGCTTGGCTCATGGCAAAGCAAGAGCGTAATGGCTTCTGCTTCGACATGCCTAAGGCTGCTGTCCTGCTGTCCAAGCTGGTGCAACGCAGGGGTGAGCTGGAGAGGGGACTGAAGGAGTACTTTGGTACCTGGGAAGTCCGCCTTCCTGACTTCGTCCCAGCTCGTGACAACAAGACCCTTGGTTACAAGAAGGGTGTGCCGGTCAAAAAGATCAAGCAGGTGGAGTTCAACCCATCATCGCGTGATCACATCGCAGACAGACTGATCAATCTCTATGGGTGGAAGCCTGTGGATTTCACCGAAGGCGGCAAGCCTATGGTGGATGAAGTGGTGCTGGGGAAACTCAGCTACCCACCATGCAAACAACTCACTGAATATCTCCTCGTCCAAAAACGCATCTCTCAACTCAATGAGGGTGGGCAGGCCTGGATGAAGTGCGAAAAGAATGGAAAGATTCATGGATCAATCAACCCGAATGGTGCTGTCACCGGACGTGCAACCCACTCCTATCCCAACATCTCTCAAGTGCCTTCCTCTGGTTCCCCTTATGGTCCTGAGTGCCGCGAACTCTTTTGTGTTCCTCATGGCTGGAGCCTCGTTGGGGCAGACGCAAGTGGTCTTGAGCTGCGGTGCCTTGCACACTTCATGGCTCGGTGGGACGGTGGGAAGTATGCTGAGGTTCTTCTGAATGGAGACATCCATACAGAGAATCAAAAGGCTGCTGGCCTGGAGACTCGGAACCAAGCCAAGACGTTCATCTACGCCTTCCTATACGGTGCTGGGGACGAGAAGATCGGGTCCATTGTTGGTGGAGATGCTACCCATGGTAAGCGCCTCAAGTCCAAGTTTCTACGCTCACTGCCAGCCCTCGGAAAATTGGTCGAAGCTGTTAGAGATGCTGCAAAACGAGGTTACCTCACGGGACTTGATGGACGAAAGATACACGTTAGAAGTTCACATGCTGCACTGAACACCTTACTCCAAGGTGCCGGTGCTGTTGTTTGCAAGACGTGGATTGTTGAGGTTGAACGAAGGATGCTCGCGCTTGGTTACAAGCACGGGTGGGATGGTGACTTCGCCTTCTGTGCTTTTAGTCACGATGAAATCCAAGTGGCTGTCAGAAATGACAATAAGCTGATTGAGACGTATCGACAGATAACTGCCGACGCCATGTCCTCAGTGGCGGATACGTACTCATTTAGATGCCGATTAGGAACTGAATCAAAACTTGGAAAAGACTGGAATGAAACTCACTAGCTCTAGAAATACCCCGCGACCTCTCACGTTCGCTTCGCTTCCGACTGGGTGCTTCATAAACACAAGCCACAAGGTAAATCCCGATGGCTACTTCCGATACAACCTAGGTGGACGCATCAACGGTAAGCCCCTCATGTTCCACCGGATCATGTGGGAGCTTAAGAAGTCCCCTATCCCTGACGGGTACGAGATCAACCACCTCTGTAACAATAGGGGTTGCTGTAATGTGGATCACCTAGAGTGCATCGAGAAGTCAGAGCATAAGGTTCTTACGAACACGCAGCGGTGGAAGCTCCCGTCAGGTCGTGTTGCAAAGATTCTATGAACCGCAAGTCATTCAACAAGATCCTCCTTAAGGCTTACCACCAAGGCATCTCCCTGCAATCAAACCTCGCAAGAGAGTTCGATCAGGAGATTGCCTCATTGGCTAGCTCTGGAATGATCACAACTAAAGAAGCCCCCCATTCCTACGGGCGTATCTGGCGAATAACGGAAGAGGGTCTGGGCCTCCTCCGTGAAGAAGGACTTCTATGAAGCATGAGAAACTGCGGCCATCCGTGGTTCGCATCATGGGTCGAGACTATATGGTTATCTTTGAGGATGACTCGCTGCTCGGCACAGAGAACGTAGGGCTGTGCAAAAACGACCAGTGCATGATCATTGTCAAAGCCAATCAGCACCCAGTGGAAGAAGCAGACACATTGCTGCACGAGATCTTCCACGCTGTCTGGTACTGCATGAGCATCGCTATGGGCGGTGAGGATGAGGAGGTCATCGTTCGACGGATGGCCTCTGGCATGATGGGCGTTA